GGAAAGATGTATTCAGAATAACATACTTTACCATTTTTAAGTATAGTATCTTTAATTTGTACATCTTCTAGTACAATAGGATCAAAGTAATTTATCATCTGTTCTTGTAGTGGTTCTAATACTTCTATGTTCTGTACTACATGGTAGTTTTTATTTACTACAGATATATAATTACGTTTATCATCTCCACTTCCACTCCACAACATCTTTTTGTCTGGTGCATATAATCCATCCATGCCATGTACATTTTGCTCATGTACAGAAAACATAATATCTCTATTCATATCAAGTAATTGTTGCATTTTATTATCCTCTCAATGCAGTTTGTAAACGGTTTATAGAAACTTCAGCTTCATTTTTAAATTGTCTAGGCTTTCTAGATGGATAGTCATAAGAGTAATTATTTTTCTCACACTTACCTGCTCTCCACTTAATACCTAGTGCCGCACACTTAGATAGATTACCTAGTGTTTCTGATTTAAATCTTTTATTTATTATCTTTGCTACTTGTGTAGCAGTTAAACCTTCATCAAATAATAATAACACATCTTGTCTTAAAGATGTAGAGTGTTTAAATAGTCTCGCCATTTTCCTCTCTCCTTTGTATGATACTCATGACAGTCCAAGGTTCATATAGACCAGAATTATCTATCTTTTTTAATGATTCTATTACTGATTCTGTAACAGATTTCCAGTCATCTACTTTTATAGTATGTGTTTCACCATTATCAAATGTTACTTCAAAGATTTTCATTTATTATCTCCTTTATTCTATGCTCTAATGTATTGATTGTGGTGTGTATATGCCCCTGACCTCCAATCTTGGGATCAATTTTATTTTTTAATATCTCTACTTCTTTCTGTAAACTTTGAAGATGATTGTACATAGCTGTATCTAATTGCATTAGACTATCACCTTTACTTCATATCTAGATATGAGGCAGAATCCCATTCTTCTGGGATATAGTCATGAAAAGATTTATCACGATTATTAGTAAATAATTCTATGTCTGTTGTGGTTGAATGTCCATTATGATCCTCACTTTTTATTGATACAGTAATACATCTTCCCCAGTTGTGTAGGGATTCTGAAACTTCAATATTTTCTGTGTTGTGTATTGTTAACTTTGTCATTTTTTATTTCCTTCTGTTAGACAATCATAAATAATTGGTATCATGTACTCTAATTTTTTTAATCTCTTTTCTAGTTCTGCAATCTTAGCAGAAGTATACACCTCTTTAGAACTTTTTGTCAATCTTCAACTCCTGTACTTCTATAGTATGATTCTCTGTTTCAATAACCCTTTCTGTATTTTCAGTTACTAAAGATTTTTCATACTGTGTTTTTATATTATTAATTTTCTTTTGTGCTTCCTCTTCATTCTTTGCACTGATATATATTCTGTGTTCTGTATTATATCTAACGTATACTTTATACTTAACCATTTTTATTTCTCCTTATTTGACAATCATCATCTAAATAATATTCATCACTTCGTTCATTTATCCACTGCAATATTTCTTTTTTATAATCTTCTGCTGTTAGTTTACCATTTAAAATACTCGCCATATCTTTTAGCAAGTCTTCTTTTTTTGTGCAATCAGGTTGACAATAAATATCATAGAAACAATCACCTATTGTATTGTAGTGAAATTTAAAATCTTTCATTTTACTCCTCCTTAATATCGTATTCATCTATACATTCAAATGAATTTATGTACTCTCCATCATATGTTTTTTCATAGTAAGACCAAGGATCACTTGTTTTTTCAAGTATTTTTTCTGCTTCTTCTAATGTAGCAGCTTCAACTTTATAAGTTTCAGTACATAAATAACTTTTTCCAAATTCAAATACTTTCATTTTATTTCTCCTAACTAGCAACAATGTTTACTGCTTCTGGAAAATCATCCAGTACATCTAGAGGATCTTCGTATTCTTCTTGCACTGCTCTCCATCCACTATCACATTCATAACAATCTACTATTGGAACAGACGGATCATTACCATTACCCAGTGCTACTTTACCTTGTCCATCACAAGTCTCACAAGGTATTTTAAAATTACATATTGACATATCTAATTCCTTTCTTCTTCCTCTTGTAATAGAAGCATCTCTGCTTGAACATCAGCTTCATAAACAGGCATACCATTTTGTACAAGGTCTGTCCATATCTCATAGTATCTATCTTCTCTTGATGCTTCTACTTGTGAAGGTCTACTCATAATTATACTCCTATATTTAATCAAAAAAATTAATTTAATCCATAAGTACTACACAATCTCCATCCATTATTTCTCTAATACGTACTTCACCCTGTTCATTTTCATATTCTTCTGTAGGATATACAACTACATTGAATGTGGTTTCATCGTAATCTTCATAATATTCCCAAGATATATTAATAGAATATATAGCATCATCTACTTTATCATACACATCTATCCACATATCTCCATCTAAAGCAGGTCCACTATTTTGACCATTATCTATTGAATACATAACAAGTCTGTGTAATTCTTTAATTACAGATTTAAGTATTTTATTTTCTAGATCATCACGTAATTTCATTTTAAAGTCTCCTCTCTATTTCTTCTTCAGTTAATTTCCAAAGAAAATGGTATGCATATCCTCTGCAATGGTATCCATCTTCACTAAAACATTCAATAGCCTGACAACTAAATAAACCATCTTCAATATGTATTTCTATGTCCATGATTTGATCGCCTATCTCAACCGCCTCAATAAACTGCTCAATATCTTTGTATTCACCGCTTTCCCAGACCTCGCTTAATAATTTAAAAGATACTAACAAAGCCTCGTTTAAATTTGATTCTTTAATAAAAGAATATTTAACCATGTATAGTCTCCTCTACAATTTTTAATTCTATATCTGCTTCTGTCTCTAGCCACACTTGAGCACCACAGGATAGCGGCTTGTCTGGACTATATATTATTTTACATATTGGTTTGCCATTTTCATCCTTAATAACAACCTCGTGAGCATAGTCATTAGACTTGTATGTTTTACAAGTAATAACAGGGTTACGCTCTCCAGTTTTCGCATTACGTTTAATGATGTGCTGATTAATATGGATTATTTTTTTCATGTCGCTTCTCCTCTTTAATAAATTATAAAAGCTATATGAAGTTTTTGAAGTGTGTCTACTTCTTCTTTTGTTATTTTTTGAGTAGAGTAAATTTTAACTTTTCTTCTAGGGTCATAGGATTCAACATATTCCCCCCACGCCTCCTTGATTATCTCACTCTCATTCATATTTGTAGTATCTTTTTTAAATATAATGTAATGATCCTGAGAGTATACACCATCACTAATTCTAAATGTTACTAAATCAAATGTCTGTTTCATTTTACTTCTCCTTAACATCTAACATATTATCTTATTACTTGCTGATTACTTACACAATTAGATTAACGTGCATTTGGCTGACTTGATCGGCACTGGTGAAGTGTTTTGGATACTTTGCGGCAATAAATTCGCACCAATTATCCCACAGAAACTCACTACCACCAAGTTTCTCACAAGTTTCTATATACAATCTTGCTTTTGCTAGTGCCGT